GGCCAGCAGGCGATGGAAGCCGCCGAAGCCCAGCCGCACAACTACAACATGTACGTGCAGCTCAACGACGCGCAGACGCTCGGCGGCGACGGCTCCAAGCACTACTTCTGCGGGATGGTGCTCTCCAAGCGCCGTAACGTCGGCCAGGCGAACAACGTCGTGCGTCGCAACTTCCAAGTCGGGATCAACTCGGCGATCACCGAAGTCGCGCCGACCTAATGGCAAGCGGCCCCCAGATCGGCGGCGGCCGGATCGAGATCGAGCTCGACGGCCGCCGCTGTTTCCTCGTCCCGACGCTCGATGCGTGCGTGGAGCTCTCGCAGCTCGCAGGCCCTTCCGGGCTCGTCTCGATCGCCGAGCGGTGCAACCGGCTCGACTTCCTGATGATCTGCGCCGTGATCGGCGCCGCGATCGAGATCGAGGGAAAGAAGCTCAACCCGGGGCAGCGTGAGAAGCTCCTGCCCAAGGCCATCTATGAGGCCGGTGTGGTTGGCGTGGCGGCCCGGTGCGTCGAGTTCATCACCCTCGTAATGAACGGCGGGCGCTCACCCGAGGATGAGGACGAGGAGGAGGCTGCCGGCGACGACGGCGAGGCCCCTTTAGGATCAGCCACCTAGAGTATTTCACGCGCCTGTTCGCGCAGGCGACGGGGGTGCTCGGGTACACGCCGGCCGAGGCGCTGACGTGCAACGTGAACGATCTCGAGCTCGCGTTGCGGGCTCGGATAGATCTCCTGAAACAGATCTTCGGGAGTAGCGAGAAGCCCGACTCGCTGCCACCGCGGCGGCCCATGACCGCCGAGCGCTTCCGTGCTATCGCTTCGGCGCACAACCGGGCGAAGGGGGACAATCGCGATGGCAGGGGCAGCGCAGGCGGCAGCGGGCGTAGCGCTGGGCGAGGCAGCGGTTGATGTCTATGCCGATCTCACCCGGCTAGACAGCGATCTCGCGCTCGCTCGCGAAAAGGTCGAATCCTTCTCCCGCGATCTCGAGCGCCAGATGGGCAGCGCCGTGCGCAGCGCCCAGTCGGGCGGCGTGCTGCCGACGCGCGATCTCGACAACTTCCGCACTCAGATGAGCCACACGCTCAACGAGGTTTCCACCGCCGCGGCCGCCGCGCTGACCAAGCTGCAGCAAACGACGAACGCCGCCACCGCCGACGCGGCCGCCGGGGTGGCCAAGGTGAACGACGCCGTGGCCGCGGCCACCAAGGGCGCCGGCGATAACGTCTCGGGCCTCACCAAAGACGTGGAAGGGCTCAACAAGGCGCTCGAGAGCCTGCCCCAGCTCACCGCGGGCGCGATCAACGGCGCGCGCAACCGGCCGCTGATGACCAGCACGGCGCCGGCGGCCGTGGCCGTGGGCGGCGCGGGCGGTGGCAAGGATAAGGCCGCCAGCCAGGCGGCCCGGGACGCCGCGGCGCTCGACGCGGCGACGATGCACCTCGCGAACGCGTACTCGCCCCTGCACGCCGCCCAGATGCGGTACGTCAAGGATCTCGAGACGATCGACAAGCTGCAGAAGGCGGGCATTTTCAGCGCGCAGGACGCGGCGATGTTCACCGAGAAGGCGGGCGCGGCCTATGAGAAGGTCGCCACCTCGCAGTCGAAAGCCTACGAGTGGGGTAAGAAGGCCGGCGATCAGCTGCGCCAGTACGGCGGCATTCTGGCGGCGGCCGTCACCGCCGGCGCGGTGCTGGCAGCCAAGGGCGCGCTCGAGCACGCCCAGGCGATCAAGGCCGAAGCGGAATCGCTGCGGATCTCGTCGCGCGCCTGGCAAGAGTGGCTGTTCATCGCTCAGCAGAGCAACGTCTCGTCGACTCAGCTCAGCACCGGGTTTCAGAACCTCGAGAAGGCGATGGGGCGGGGCGGCACCGGCGCCCAGAAGCAAACGAAGCTGTTCAAAGAGCTCGGGATCTCGCTCACCGATGCGCAGGGGCACGCGAAGGATGCCGCGGCGATCATGCCCGAGCTGGCCGACAAGCTGGCCCGCGTCGGCGACGCCAACCAGAAGGCGGCCGCGCTGCAGATCCTGTTCGGCGAGAGCGCGAACGAAATGGGCAAGCTGCTCGAGGGCGGCTCGGGCAAGATCAACGAGCTCGCCAAGGCGGCCGAGGATCTCGGCGTCGTGCTTTCCGACGAGCAGCTGCAGCGCGCCGACGAGACGGCGAACAAGCTCGAGGAGGTGAAAAACGTACTCGCGGCCAACATCGCGAGCGTCGTCGCCAACAACGCCACCTCGATCATTTCGCTTGCCGATGCCCTGGGCAAGCTCACGGGCATGATTATCAAGTTCCTCGGCAGCCATCCCGAAATCGCGATCGCGATGCTCGGCGCGCTCGCCGGCGGCCGCATCGGCGGCGCCTATGGCGCGGTGGCTGGGGCCATCGTTGGCGGCGCGGCCGGCCTCTATATCAAGGGCCAAACGCAGCGCGACCAGGACGATTCGAACAAGGATCTCAAGTTCCGGGCTCAGAAACTGCAGGAGGCGCGGGAGGCCCGCGATAAAGAGCGCGCCAACCAAAATAACCCGTGGGCAATGCAGAATGCCCAGCGCCCGGCCGGGTACGCGCAACAGGAATTTTTGCGCCAGGTCGGGCTCTGGAATAAGGCCGTGCGCGATCTCAAGGCCGGATCGGAGAAGCCCAAGACGGGCGGCAACATCGTGCTCTCGGATCTCAACGCGCCGAAGCCGAAAAAGCCGCCGAAGGCGAAGCAAACGCCGATCGACAAAAACGACGACGAGCTGCTCTCGCTGCAAGAGCAGATCCTGCGCATCGCCCAGGGGCAGGCGACGAACACGACGGCGCGCGCCGCGATCGGCTACGCGCTGCTCGATATCGACAAAAAGCAGTACGAGCGGAAGCTCGAGGCCGACGTTCACAGCAAGCGGCTCACTCAGGCCGAGGCCGACCGGCTGATGGTCGCCTACGGCACGCTCGACGCGGTGAAGCGCGAGCAGATCGATCTCCAAAAGCGCGAGCAGGACCGCAAGGATCAGCTGGCGGTGACGACGGCGAGCCTCGGAAACGACGTTGAGCTGCTCGGCGTGCAGAAGGATCTCGCCCGGTCCACCACGCGCCGCGGCGAGATCGAGGAGCAGCTGTTCGATCTCAACCGCAAGATCGAGATCGCCAAGCTCGACGAAACGATCGCCTCGGAAACGGCCAGCGATACCGAGGTCAAGATCGCCAAGAGCCGCAAGGAATTCCTCGCGCAGATCGAGCCGCTGCAGCGCGAGGCGCTCCGGCGCGCGAACCTCTCGGCCACCGGCAAGTTCTTCGACGAGATCCCGCACACGAAAGAGCAGATCGACGAGTCGATCGATCAGATGCGCGCGGCCAACCTCGAGGATCAGAAGCGCCGGGCGATCAGCTTCGCCGACGATATCGGCGACGCCTTCGGCAACATGGCGCGGTCGATTATGAACCTCGAGGATCCGCTCTCGATCCTCAAGAATCTGCTCGCCGACCTGGCCAAGACGTTCACCGAGGAATCGATCGTGCGCCCGGTCCAGAAGTGGGCCCGCGAGAAAATCGGGGTGCCGGCGGCCGAGCGCGTCGTCGGCGCGCCGGCGAACGAGCAAGGGCTCTGGCAAAAGCAGATCGAAGCGAGCGGGCTCAAGGCGGCCGAGGCGCAGGATCGCGTCGCGGTGGAGGCCACGCGCGCCGCGCAGGCCCTCGCCCAGGTGGCGGCGGCGGGCTACTCGCGCGTGGATCCGCTGCAGGCCGGCGGCAAGGGGCTCGACGCGGTGCTCGGCACCACGGGTTTCGAGAGCAGCTCCATGGATGGCCTCGGCGCCGGCGGGCAGGGCTTGGATGCCGTGATGAACACGATGCCCGACTTCGGCGCGATCGGGCAGGACATGGATATGTTCTCGTCTGAGCTCAGCCTGTCCACCAAGGCCCTCGGCGACAACGTGCAGCAGCTCGGCAACTTCGGGAATGGTATCTCCGGCGCGCTGACACAGATCCTCAGCGCGGCGGCGAGCGGCGGCGGTGGGGGCGGCGGCGGGCTCCTGGGCACGATCCTCAAGATTGGCGGCGCCGTGGCGGGCGGGATCACCGCGTCGCCCCAGGCGAGCCTTATGCCCAGCGTGCAGGCGACGTTCGCGGCCAACCCGGGGATCTTTGCCAACGGCGGCCGGCTGGGCAAGTTCGCCGATGGCGGCGGGCTGCTCAAGGGCCCGGGCACCGGCCGGTCGGATTCGATCCCCGCGGTGGGCCCGCTCGGCGAAACGGCGCGCTTTTCCAACGGCGAGTTCATCACGAACGCGCGCGCGACGAGCGCCTTCCTGCCGTTCCTCGAGGGGATCAACTCGGGCCGGATCCCGTCAATGGACGCCCTGGGCGGGATGCTGCGCGGCCGGACGCCGCAGCAAGTCATCGATCGCTCGCTCAACTTCTCGTTCGGCGGAATCAATGTGCAGGGGATGCTCGACGAGCGCGGCGCGCGGCGCACCGGCAAGATGGTGGCGGCCGAGGCCCAGCGCGAGCTCTCGCGCACGATGAGGGGAGGGATGATGCACCGTGATTGATATTCGGTTGGCTCGCGATATCGAGGTGGGCGCCAAGGCCAAGCCGCGGTACTCCACCGATATCATCCCGACGGACGGCGGGCATGAAGTGCGCAACGCGCGCTGGCGCTACCCGCTGTTCGATTTCGAGTTCACGCTCGAGCCTGGCGACGAGACGGACGAGGGCGACACTGACCCGGCGCTGATCTCGAAACTCGAGGAGTTCGTGCGGCTGTTCCACGTCGTCGGCGGCTGCCACACGACGTTCCCGCTGCGGCACTGGCGCGATTACGATGCCGTCGATCAGGTGATCGCCACCGGCGACGGCTCCACTCAGTCGTTTCAGCTCTACCGCACTTATGCGCTCGGCGCCGTCACCCGGCGGCGCAAGATCCTCCTGCCGGTGACGGGCAGCGTCACGGCGAAGGTCAACGGCGTCACCGCCTCGCTCGCCGCGGTCAACCGGGGCACCGGCATGATCACGCTGAGCGCGGCGCCGGCCGCCGGCGCGATCGTCACGGCGAGCTATCAGTTCGATGTGCCCGTGCGCTTCGCCGACGATGAGCTCGAAATGATCGCCCTGGGCATCGATCTCGATCAGCCCAGCTCGATCATCCTGAAAGAGGTCCGCAGCGTATGACGCGCGCGCTTCCCGCCTCGATCGAGACGATGCTCGAGGGAACCGAGCTCACCCTGGCCCGGTGCGTCAAGATCAACATGATCAACGGCGACGAGTTCGGGTTCACCGATCTCGACGAGGATATCGAGCTCCGGATCCCCGAGATCGATCTCACCAGCTCGGGCACGATATACCGCGCCGGCACCGGCCTGTTCACCGCCGATATCGATCTCGCCGTCGGGCTCGAGGCCGACAACACCGAGATCTCGGTTCCGCTCGGCGACGTGGTGACGCGGGCGGCGGTGCTCGGCCGGCGCTTCAACCAAACGCCGGTGTGGATTTTCGATATCGATCACAGCCAGGATTCGCCCGAGCCGATGGAGCTGCTCGCCGGACGGATCACCGAGGGCCGGGTGGAAGGCGGCCGGGCGATATTCGAGATCCGGGGCTACTCGGACATGTGGAACGTCTCGGCCGGCAGCGTGCTCACGCCCCGCTGCCGCGCCGACTATGGCGATAGCAAGTGCGGCCAGGACAAGGTGCAGCTCGGGTTCACGGTGACGGCGGTTGAGAGCTCGCTGCGCTTCACGATCGAATTCGACGATCTCGCCACCTATGCCGATCAGTATTTCCGCTTCGGCGAAGTGACGTGGGATTTCAGCTGGCTCTATGCGCTGCCGCCGATGGAGGTGCAGCAATACGGCACCGCCGGCGTGGTCGAGCTGCTCGAGCCCGCTCCCCAGGCGCCCGAAGTCGGCGATACCGGGTTCATCTGCCAAGGCTGCTCGCGTCTGAAAAAGAGCGACGATCCGACGATCCCGACGTGCTTCTCGCACGCGAACTATGGGCCGAACGGCGGCCTGCGGTTCCGCGGCTTCGATCGCGTGCCGGGTTCCGACGTGTACGTGCGGATGCCGATCCCGGGCCAAGGCGGCAACTAAGCCGTGGTGACACGCGCCGAGCTCGTCGCCGAGGCGCTCTCCTGGCAGGGCACCCCGCACCTCTGGCAGCAAAGCCGCAAGGGCCGCGGGTGCGATTGCCTCGGGCTCGTCTGGGGCGTGGCGCGCGCGCTCGAGCTCCCCGAGGCGCGCGGCCTGGCGAAACAGAACTACGGCCGCGGCTTCTCCGGCAACCAGCTGCTCACCGGGCTCGCCGGCGTTCTGCGCGAGACGGCCGAGCCCCAGCCAGGCGACGTGATGGTGCTGTTCGTGGGCAATCCGGCCCAGCCGCGGCACTGCGCGATGATGCTCGACAATCGCCGGCTGATTCACGGTTACCCGGGGGGGCTTGACCGGGTAATCGTCACGCCGATCGGGAATAGTCGGCCGGTTCATTCCTACTGGACCTGGCCATCACTGGGGGGTGAATAGGTGGGCATTGATCCAGTATCGATCGGGATCTCGATCGCGCTCACGGCGGCCTCGATGGCCGTCACCATGTCTCAGCACATCGAGGGCCCGCGGCTCAACGATCTGAGCGTGACGGTCGCCGACTATGGCACGCCGCTCAACTATTTCCGGGGCATCCGCCGCCTTGAGGTGCCGGTTTTCTATGCCGAGCGCATCCGCGAAGTCTCTGAGGAGAATAAGACCAAGGGCGGGAAGTACACCCAATACAAATACTACGGCACGTTCGCGGTGGCCGTCGCTGATCACCAGATCAGCTCCTATCGCCGGGTGTGGCTCGATCGCCACCTCGTTTTCGACGCGACGACAACCGACGGGTTCGTGGCCGGTGACGCCGAGGAGATCCTGGGCAACGTCACCCGATCCAAGGGCATCGCCGGCGCGCCGTTCCGCCCGTACTACGGCACCGAGGATCAGGCGCCTGATCCGCGCATGGTGGCCACGGTGGAGGGCGACGAGGGCGTGGGGACGTGCCCGGCGTACCTCGGCATCGCCTACCTGTTTTTCGAGGAAATGCCGCTGCAGAATTTCGGCAACCGCTTCCCCCAGGTGAGCGTGGAAGCCGACGCCGGCACGTACAACACCGAGAGCGTGAGCGTCACCGGCGGATATGACGTGTGGTACACCGCCTATGGCTACCACGCGCTGAGCCCCGACGGCACCAAGACGGCGATGAGCGACGCCAACACGCTCAACAATCGCGTCATCATTTTCGACAACGTGCGCGGCGATTACAACGCCCGGGAGATCGTGCTCAGCGACTATCCGACGCTCGCCGCGCTCGAGAGCACCGCGGGCACCGCCGGCGCTTTCAGCCGGGCCGTGATCGACAATGCCGGCGCGATCTATTTCAGCACCTATGACGGCCGGCGCACCTACAAGATCGCAGCCGACGGCACCCTGTCTCAGGTAGGCACTACCGACGATCTCCCGCTCAACGTCGCGACGTTCGGAACGGGGATGCGCCGCTTCCGGATCACCGGCCTGTTCAACGTCGGCGGCAAAGACACGCTGATCTACGATTCGCTCACCAACACCGGGCAGGGGGCTTATTTCTACACCCGGCCGACCGATGCCAGCACCTCGCCCGTTTCCAAGAATTACACGACGGACACGGGCCTAACCTACCGCCAGTTCGGCGATCCGATCCAAGATGCCCACGGCGACGTATGGGTGCTCACCTATCCGTCGGGCTCGACTGTCACCGAGGCCCGGTTCTACCGCGTCGCCGGCACTTACGATTCGGTGAAATACCACCAAGTCACCGGCCTGCCCTCGCTTGGCTCGAGCAACGGCGGCACGCTGTTCGGCACCTATTACAACGGGCTGTTCTACCTCAACTGGGGCACGATCTATAATAACAGCAACGTGGTGAGCGTGGATGCCAGCACGTTCACCTATACCGGCACCCGGCTCAACCTCGTGACGGCGATCCCGGATCTCGTGAATTCGAGCCAGGATTTCCTCTACTCCGGCGCGCGCGGCCCGACGATCGACACGGCGCGCAACCAACTCGTCGTGGTGCGCCAGGTCGGAAACACCGGCGGCTCGTCGCTGGGCGGCGCGGTGATCTATCGATTCGATCTGCCGGCGATGACGCTGAGCCCCGAAACCGCCGACACGGTGACGGTCGCCTCGTGGTCGGATGGCCCGCCCTCGGTCTATTGGCCCGACGACAAGACGACGTACCCGGCGGTGCTCGAGTGGTACAATCCCGTCGGCGGGATGCTGGCGCTCACCGATCGCTCCGGCGACACGGTGAGCAACTTCCCGAACCCGGCGCTGCGCTGGCAGATGAGCGATTTCGCGTTCCTGTTCACCGATGGCGTGACGCTCGGCGCGATTGCCTCGATCGTCGCCGATCAGTGCGGGATGCCCGCGCAGTTCCGCAACTTCTCGGCGCTTGATCAGGTGATCCCGGGCTACTCGTGGACTCAGGGGAGGGGCCGAGACGTGCTCGGCCCGCTGCTCGACATTCACGATTCCGTGATCGCGCCGAAGGGGTGGAAGCTCGTCGGGATCAAGCGCGGTGGCGCGCTATCCGGCCCGGAGATCCGCGAGGAATGGTTCGCCGTCACGCCAGGCGGCAACGATGCCCGGTACAAGGTGACGCTCATCGGCGATACCGATCTGCCGCGCCGCGTTTTCGTCGTCTATGCCGACATGGATGCCGAGCAGCAGCCGAACACGGCCGTTCACCAGCGCAATGCGGTTTCGGTGCAGACGGTGCGCGAGTTCACCGTCGATATCACCACCTATGCCGACACGCCGGACTCGATGCAGCCGAAGGTCGAGCGCTACCTTCGCCGGCAGTGGATCGGCTCGATAAAGCCGGAAATGCGGCTCTCCCCGCGCCACATCGGCATGACGCCAGGCGACGTGCGCAACCTCGTCTTTGACAACGAGTATATCCGGGCGTTCCTCGTGCGGATGACGATCGGCGCCAACCGCGCGATCGCGACGCGCTGGGAACGCGACGGGGCCGTGCCGATCGCCCAGATCACCACCTATGACGACGAGGGGCTCGTTGCCACGGTCGCCACCGATCAGTGGGATACCGACACCGGCACGACGATCTCTGACACGCCGGCATCCGAGGGCGGCACTGCCTCGGGGCGGCCGGTCGAGACGATGTACGCGCCGGTCGATACCACCGCGCAGATCTTGGATATCCCGCTCGTGAGCGACACGCACGATCAGAGCGTGCCGTTCCTCTATGTCGGGGCCGGGCCGGACACTTCCGGCGATTGGCCTGGCGCCGATATCCGCCAGAGCGATAGCGGCTCGGATGGCTCATTCGTCTCCGGGTGGGATCTCATCGGGCCCAGCGACAAGATGACGCACGGCACCGCGCAGACGGTGCTCCCCAACACCTCGGCCGACGTGATCGACGACGGCTCGGCGCTCCTGATCAGCCTCGAGAACGGGACGCTCACCAGCGTTACCGACGATCAGCTGATCGCCGATCGCTCGCTCAACCTCCTGCTCGTGGGAGACGAGTTCGTGCAGTTCCGCGACGCCGAGGTGCAGTCGGGCAACGATTGGCTTGTGACGGGGCTCGTGCGCGGCGGGGGCGGCACCGAATGGGCGATGGGCATGCACGAGCTGGGCGAGCGCGTCGTGCTGCTCAGCTCGGTCAAGCGGCACGACATGGGCGCCGCCAAGATCGGGGACACCGATTACTACACGGCCGTCACCTTCTCGCGCCAGCAAACCGACGAGCCGGTGCTCACCATCCCGTTCACCGCGGCGGCGAACAAGCCGCTTTCGCCGGCGCACGTGACGCTCACCCGCAACGCCGGCACCGGCGACTGGACGATCGACTTCACCCGCCGCACGCGCATCGGTGCGGCCAATCTCGACGGGCAGGACGTGCCGCTTGGCGAGACGAGCGAGGCGTACAAGATCCGGATCCTCAGCGGCGCGACGGTGAAGCGCACCATCGAAACCACGAGCCAAACGGGGAATATCTACAGCGCTGCCGACCAGACGACGGACTGGGGTTCCCCGCAAACGACTCTGACGGTAGAGGTTGTGCAAATGTCGCCCACGCTGGGGCTCGAGGGGTTCGCGGCCGCGGCGGCCGCATAGGGGGGTTGAATGAGCACCTATCCGCACACCGGGGGAACCCAATACGCGCCGGCTCAGGGCAGCCCGTGGCTCGTGCTCAACGACTCCATTCTGCGACTCGACGCTTTCGCGGTGCGGGTGACGGTGCAGGGGCGCCAGACAGCCCCGCCCGTGGCCTGCAGCGACGGCGATGTGTACTACGTCAACGCCGGCGGCTCCGGCCTCTGGGCGGGCCACGACGGGACGCTCGCGATCGCCAAGGGGGCGAATGCCTCGAGCGGGTGGATCCACATTCCCGCCGCCGCGGTCGAGCGCACCGGCAACAAGATCTACATCGTGAACGAGGGGATCACGATGGTTCGCGGGGCCAGCGCCTGGGGCGAGGGGCGCGAGATCCTCGTCGATATGACCGGCGCGCCCGACGGCGGCGTGGTGCGGTGGGATGCGAGCAACGGCGTGTTCTATGTCGCCGCAGCTTGATTTCGCCCGCCAGCTCGTCCGCTACCAGGCCGTTGCGCTCAGCGCCGTATCCGATGCGCTCGACGAGCGTTTCGATGCAGCGGTGAGCAAGATCCTCTCCGCGCCCGGCAAGGTCGTTGTGAGCGGCATGGGCAAGGCCGGGCTGATCGGCCAGAAAATCAGCGCCACGTTGCGCTCCACCGGCCAGCCGAGCGCGTTCCTCGATCCCGCCCAGGCGCTGCACGGCGACATGGGGATGCTGGCCTTCGGCGACGTGCTGCTCGGCCTCTCCAATTCGGGCGAGACAAGCGAGCTGATGACCGTGGCGCGCTACTGCGCCGAGCACGCGATTCCCGTGATCGCGATCACCACCGCCCAGCTCAGCGAGCTCTCGATCGAGGCTGACGTGTCGATCGAATATCCCAAGCTCGCCGAGGGCTGCCCGATCGGGCGCGCGCCCATGGCCAGCTCGACGATGATGCTGGCGATAGGCGACGCGCTCGCCGGCGCGCTGATGCGCCTGCGCGGGTTCACCGAGCAGGATTTCCTCGCGCTGCACCATGGCGGCTATCTCGGCCGCGCCATCGCCGCCAACCAATGACGGCGATCGTCATCCCGGCTCGCTGGGGATCCTCGCGCTTCCCTGGCAAGCCGCTCGTCGATCTACACGGCCGGCCGCTGATCGAATGGGTGTGGCGCGCGGCACGGCGCACCGGCCTGCCGGTCTATGTCGCGACGGACGATGCCCGGATCGCTGCGCACGTCCGCGATATCGGCGGCGAAGTGGTGATGACCGGCTCAGCCAAGAATGGCACCGAACGCTGCGCGCTCGCCGCTCGAGCGCTCAAGCTC